CCTCTTTTAAAAGTTCACGGGACGTACCGTGTGAAAAATTTTCTTTCCCACAAACCACTACTTTTTTTAGAAGTAGACGCTTTGTGTAGCCGGTGTGAACGGTGTGCCCATACCCACGCAAAGAATTACATGGTAGTACAGGTTAGCCCCGAAAATATTATCCACAACGCCGTAACGAGTCATCAATCCAACACGAGGTGCAAAATCATTTGCGCCTATTGTGCGTTGAACGAGGACTGGGATGTACGGACAGTAGATAATACCAGTATCGTAATATTCCGGACCCTTATATCCGAGTAGTGCATACTCAAGACGGGTAGAACGCTGCGGGTTTGTGATTTGTCCTGGAAATGTTCCAAGATTCTCAGCCTGCGCGTCCGTGCGGGTATCACGATACACATTGAACCGACCACCGAGATTACCGACCTTAGCTACGCCAACAGGTTGAGTGTTGACATTGCCTTGGACTGGTACCCACTGGAACTCAGGAAGCATTTCCAGAATTGCGCAAACGCGAGGTGTAGCAACAACAAAGTTGGCTGCACCACGACGATTACGAACTGCTATACGGTTTGCTTCAATGATGAGCCTCTGGTAGAAGTCGCGATTTCTCTCGACTAGCCAGCGACCATCTGCAGAAGCAGGTGACCATACGGAATATCCTGAGCCGTAGCCTGCATTGAGCGCGACCTGAACCATACGAATGATCATCTCACGGTCGATTTCTGCTTGTAGCTCATAGCTCATAGCATTAGTCAACTCGGTATCGATGTCGATACCATTCATATTTTTCAAATCTTGTTCAAGCTCTACGGACCAGCGAGCGGCGAGCCTACGGGTTCCAGCCTCGACTGCAGTTTTCTCGAAAGAAACTTCAATCTGAGGAATGTTACCAGTAAGTTCGAACTGACTCAGAATCTGGGCAACACCTTTGTCCGTTTCCTGCATAGTAAATATGTCGGAATAGGGTTGAGAGGCGGCAGCACCAGAAAGCTGAGACGAGGAAGTACCCGTGTATCGTGTGTCGAGGAGCTGATAACCAAGTTCAGCACCATTAACACGCGCTTGCGGATTAGCCATGTTAGCACCTGCATTGGTTCCACTTCCGTCCACGCCAGTATTACCTAGCTGTTGAGCCAGATATTTATAACGAAGAGCAAAAGCAAGACCAACCGGACCACTCATGGGTTGTACACCTACAATCTCGTTGGTGATTAGTTCGGGGAATGTTCTACGAATCATCGGAATCAAGATCTTGGGCAGACGAGCATCTCCTGCGGCATAGTTGTCACCAGAGGTGATCTTGCCGGGGGGATTGTATGCACCGCCAATGCTGCTTCCAGAACCGAAAACACCACCGTTACCGGAAGTGTTACTTTCGCTGACGTTGCACCATTGCTCTTGGTTTTCCAAAAGCATGGCGGTATTCAGACGGGTATGATCGTCTTCGATAGGTCTGACAGAATCAGACGTATAATCGAGAACGGGTGCCCATTTTTCTAGAAGGGTCTTGGCGCGACCTTGATTGATGTAACTCGCGGGAGGAGCGATACGCTTACTCATTTTATTACATTCTCCTTTAAAAAATCGACCAGTGACATGAATGCCACCATAGAAGTCTCAGGCTTGCGCCTCAGAAATTACCAGCGACTAAGCTCGTTAACATAACCAGAAGTTGATCCGTCATCTTCGGAAGCAGGTTTTTCCACAGCTTCTTCGACTACGACACGATCAACATTCTCAGTCTGCTCTACAGCTTCGTCGAGTATTGTTGAAAGACGCTCCTCTTCAGTTGTATTAAAGAGTTTAAGAGTGTAGTCGTAGTTTTCATTGATAAATTCCGCACTTTTATTTCCCATAAGTTTCTTGATGAACTTCTTTTTACTTTCAGATAGTTCAGCCGTCTTCTTTTCGAGAAGCAGTGTGGCATTCATCGTATTGAGTTCTTTTTCAAGAACTACGCTGCGCTCTTTTGCGCTTTCAAGCTCTTTACGAGCTTCATCTAATTGTTTCTT